AAATCCAAATCTGCAATGTCGATATCCGATGAACCACCTGCTGCTGAAACTGAACTTTGTGTGTTGGCTGTAGCTGCACCTGGTGCAACAAAATGAGGATTTGCATCTAAGAATTCTTTGACTAAATTATCAACTGAGTATAATTTACCACTATCATCATAACGCACTGTCCCTGAACCATCCAACACTTCAACTTCACCTGTGGCACTGAGTTTTACTTTACCTGCTAGGAGCGTTTGTATTTGCTCTGGTGCTACTGCTCTATATCTTGCGGCAGCGTCCAACAGTGGGGTATTCACTCTGTATTCACGAATTACTTCGTCACGCTTTGAAATTTCTGCGTCCTTCTTTTGGGCCATCTCTTGTAGAATCTTTTCAAACTCACCCTTTTTAAGAGCTTCTTCTGTGCGTTGCTTTTCAGCAGTTGCTTTCAATTGTTTGAGTTCATCTATGTCTCCCAATTCCGAAAATTGACGTTCGTATTTGGCTTCGAGGCTTTTACGCATGCCTGCCATATGCTTGTCAAATTCTTCTTGGGTATAACTACGACCCTGTTCCTGATTTTCAGTTTGTGGCTGTGCATCAGTTGCACTTTGTGTTTCCATGATTTCTGTATCGCTCACGTTGCGTTTCCTCCTATTGAGTATGTGTTGTATTTATACAGACACCATTAAATCATTTGATTTATGGCTGTATTTGCGCCTTGCTGTTTGTAATTTAGCATGACTCTGTTGTATCAACACAGGATATGGAGTTGAATATCCTTTGTTACTAGGGTGACTGTAGAACCACTCTTCTCTTGGCTTGATGTCATTTAGATACTCTTGCCATTCGTTGAGTTGTTCTTGACTAGTTCCTGGGCTGAGATATATCCTGGCAGCGTAGTGCCTTAATGGATGCACTATGCCCATCCACTGAACAATGTCAATTCGGCCTCGGCGATACCACCCTAGGCTCCATGGACATACCTCTTGAATACTTTCAAAGTATTCTAGCCACTCGTCGGTCATCCTCTACGGCCGCCCTTTTTTCCCTTTTTCTTTTTCATTGGCATTTGCTTTCTCCCTTTGTATGCTTGCCTGACGTTCTTCAACAGTCATTGGTCTTATAGGTTTTATAGTATAGCTACTATTTCTATGTGGAGTGTATGGCTTCATTCGTCTGACTCCACAGGGATCCAAAAGTGGCGGCAATTATAGCCCCCTCTTACCACAAATGGATCCCCGGGTGCTTTACCGCTCCACTCCTCACGCCACATGCTTTGTATTTCATTCACAGTAAATGTGCCACCATCTATGCTTGCACAAAAAGGTCTTGTTTTATCTACTATGCCACCCACATAACGAAAACGCTTGACGTTTTGTTCTGTTGCTCTTATGCGTGTGACCACTGTGTCAAATTGAAGAACACTTGTTGCAAGTTGTGTATTGATTCTAGCTGCGCCTGCTCTCATTAGACGTTTGGTTTGACTTACTAGGTCAGTTGCAGTTGCGCCTGCTATACCTGCCAATACCACTGCGTCAATTACTGTGTTTTGTTCAGTGTCTATTTGCGTAACAATTTTATCAATGGTTTGTGTTTTTAGTGTTTCAACGGCAGCAATCAACTGTTGGCTTGTTTCGGGAGTTAGCACGTCTGCATTGATTTCTAAATTGCTTGCTAGGATGCGGTCTAGTTGTTGTCTAGTTGATTGTGCAAGATCTCTCACAGGTTGATATGCTGCACGAACTTGCTCACGTGTGGCAGTTATGCCTAGTGCGCCCACTGTGTCTTGTGCAGTTGTGATCAGTGTTTGCAGTTGGCTTTCAAACTCACGTATGACTCTAGCCAATTGACGTTCATGTTTGCGTATGCCTGCTTCATCTGCCATTATGGGTGAATCCAACCTTGTGCTGCTAGAGCAAGATGTTCAGCTTCTGTTACTACTACTCTTGTTTCACCTGTGTCTGGGTCTTGCATTACGTGTGGTTGATATGCTTCTTGATCTATTTCTTGTATGATTTCATCAAGTGCAAGTTCATCTTCTACTACAGTTCTTGCGATCTGTTTGTGTATTTGTTTGCGGAATGAACTGCCAACTGAAGCTGTGCTTGCTTTCAAATACATTTCTAAATCATTTGCAGCATCTCTTAGGTTGAATGAGTTTGGATACTCTACTAAACCATCCCATTGCTGACCTTGGTATAGTGAAAACAATTCCCAAATATATTCTTCTGCTAGTTCTAAGTTGTCACCTTTTTCTGAGAGGCGTGCGTTCAACAATTGGAATTCAGTTTCCATTGCAACACCACTCATTGCTGTTGCTGACGTTGCTCTAACTGCGCCTGTGTTTGCCATCTTGTCAATTGAGCCTATGGTCTGTTCAATTGTAGCAAGTATCTTATCTACACTTGCGCCTGAGTGATCTAGTATGTAGGGTTTTAGGCCTGGGTCTAAACTTTCATCCATGTGTATGATTGCACCTGCACCTACGCCTGCGTTTGTTGATTCTGTTTTTACTAGGCTTGGGTGTGAATCTAAACGTATGCTTTGATCAATTTCACTCATGCTGTTGTAGATAAACTTTTGTGCATCAGCAATGTCACCTATGTCTGAAACACCAATGCCTCTTATGATTGAACGTTTGTTATAAACAATCACAACAGGTATCATGCCTAGTCCATTGTCTTCTACCATTCGATCTACCATGCGATCATTTTCTTTATCAACCACAGTTGTTACAATTTTTTCTCTGTCCCATTCTTTTACTGTAACAATTTCACCATTAGCATCTTCAATGTACTTGATTCTGTCTAGCACATATTTGCCATTCACAAGGCGTTGGTAACTCCAATCAAGCACCACCATTGGGCTTAACACATTCACATATGGACGCACACCTTGTTCTATTTCAGCGCCTAGTGTAGTTGCACCCACGTTTGGCTTTGAAACAATTACCCATGCCGCACCAAAGATACTTGAAATAGTTGATACGTCTTTCATAAATGTGTTGAAGTTTCTGCCATCCATGTCTGCGTCTTTTAAGAAACTGTTAAGTGCAGGAGTTCCTTCAATTGATCCAAACTGTCTAACAGGTGGTGATCTAAATAGGAATGAATTATAAACTGAAATAACTGATTGGCAGTGATTCTGCATTGGAGTTGATTCTAGTCTAGCACGATATTCACGTGCAGTTTCATTTTGATATTTTACTAAGTGTCCTGCGTTGCGGTATTCTTCTCCGCCTATGTAGCTTTCAAATAGATACTGCCAATAGTCTTTGTAACTGTTGTGCGTTGTGTTTCCTGAAAGAAAACCATTAATGTCTGATTGAAGTGTTTGTATAGCGTCCATGGATTATCCTATATAATTTTATGACCCCAGCGTCCTGGAGTGCTTGTTGTTGTTTGTGTCTTCCTAACCGGAAACAGAAAAGCTACCATATAGCTTAGTGCATCAAACATGTGATCAAATCCCGAATCTTTGTCCGGAATACCTGTGCCTGGCTTGAATGTGTGTTTCTCCAAACTTTCTATAGTGTATTTATTATCCTTGTGAATTAACAGGTTGATATCACCATTTGCTGAGCGAAAACGTGCATTAGTAGCATTTATTCTATCTCTCACAGGATCGTGTTTGCGTGGTGCTTTTACTATGAAGCCTGCGTTTTGTAGTATGATGTGATCAGTTTGTCCTCCACTTGCAGTTTTCCTTGCGCTGCCTGAAGGGTCTGGATATGCAAATATCTTTGACTTTGGATATCTGTTTTTTATTTCATCTGCTACTTCTTGTGTGTTTGATGAATAAACTTTTAATTCATCTATGGTGTATAGTGTTTGATCTTTGAGAACTGCTATGCAGGCAGTCATTGGTGATACGTTAAAGTCTAAGCCTACATGTATGATTGAAGTGTTTAAGTTTTGTTCTGTGTGTAGGTGTGTGTCTCGATTGAATTCCCATGCTACTTGATTTTCGTACGATTCAAATGTAGCTAGGAACTCCTGCTTGAATTGTTTGTCAGTCATGTCTTGCTTGGCTGCTTCAACTTCTTCTTTGCTTACGAAGCCACCATCAAGTGTAGTATATTGCCAAGCTGCCCAATCTTTGTTTGCAGGATCATTTGCAAATTGGTATAGGTCATAAAATGAATTAGAGCGTCCTTGCGGCGTTCCGATAAACATTGCTGAGCCTTGTCTGTCAGCTAGTGCAGGACGTAGTATTTCACCCCACAGTGCATCTAAACGTGTTGAAGCTGCTTCGTCAATTACCACATAGTCT